CCATCCCATCAACTTCATTAGGTTCATCTATTTCCCTTATTTGTTGATCCAATTTTGCATGTGTATATCTAGTTCTACCATCTAATGTAGAATCCCATTGCTTAACTAAATCTGCTCCTTTTTCTCTAGCATCTCTCATTGATGTTAGTTTAGCATTGCTAGATACTCTTCCTCCTTCAGTCCTTACAATTCTATATGACTTATTAAAATCTGCCTCTGTTACCATTTCAAGTTGTTTAGCAATCTCATTATATGATTTACCTGTTGCTATTCCTCTTGATATTTCAGACTTAACACTCTTTTTTAATTGTTGAGTGTTTTTATATAGTCTTTTAGAAAATGTCATCTTTTCAACTGGTGTATTTACTACCCTTACCATTAATGATGGATTGATAGGTGTAATAATTGGTATTCCTTGTTTTTGTAAATGATAATTAATACTTAAATAACCATCTTCATACATCTTATTTAAAAATGTTTGTACATTAGTTATTTTCTTATCATTTAATATGTCCATAGTGGCTGTTAATTGGCTTTCTAAAGCCATTTGATACTTCAGTTGATATATTTTACTTCTTAATATACTTTTGTTCTCTAAATCGGCTTTTTCTAATGCCTCAACCTTTTCTGTTAACTCCTTAACCATCTTCTTTGTATCAGCCAAGGCTTGTGCATATGAATTTCTTAATTGATTAAATGCTTCTTTCTCATGTTTTAATAAAATTGATTCTGTTTCTTTTTGATACTTATGCATTTGCACCAACTACTTCAGAACTTGGTGTATCTTCACCACTATTCATTAAATCATCACTTGCTTTTGCTAAATCAACTTTTTCTGATTCTAATTTTTCTTTAACTTGTGCTTTTATTTCATCATAGTCAATGTCTAATACTTCACAAATCATCTTAATAGCTTTTTCATCTGGTAATTGAGTAGCAACATTTAAAATAGTATTGATTTCTATTTGTTTTCTTTCTGCCTCTGTCTTTTCTATTGTTGCATTGTCTAGTTCGTTTGTAATTACTTCACGATCTAAACATATTTCTACATCTTTTAATGTGTATTCAGATTTTAATTCCTTGTTTATTTCATCCAAAGCCACTTGTATTAGAGTTTTTAAGAACTTTCTTAACTTTCTTTCTGCTTTATTACATTTTAAGTCTAGTAAAGCATATCTACTCTTGATATTTACATTAGTTAGATTATCACCTAATGCATTTGTATTAATACCCATTCCAAATCTATAAATATTCTTTTCATCTACTTCTAGTTTTGTTTGTCTAGCTTGATATGGAATATCTATTGTTTTAATATCTAAATCTCCATTCTCACTAACTCCAACAGTCTTTTTAGTTTTGATATTTTGTTGCAATTCATCTAAATCAGTTCCTTCAAATCCTTTTACTACATATATTCCTTCTGATATATCTTGTAAATTGTTTGAAAGTCCACAATTCATTAAATCATAATCATCTATTAAGCTCTTAATAGGTTTCAAATCACTAAATTGTTTTCTGTTATTGTCTAATCTGAAGAATGGTATATATCCAAAGCCCTCACCATATGTATGAACACCATCTTTTTCTTTTTCTTTCCATGTTTTATGTGGCATTGGATTAATTTTCTTTTTAAGGTCTTTTTCTACCTTTCTACCTCTTAACACATAATAGAATGTTTGGTCTTTATCATGTACTTCTACTCTTGTTATTAGTTTCTTATTCTTTTCTATTCTGTCTAAATAATGATATACAGTATATTCTTTTTCATCACTATTCTCTTTGTATATTTCAATAACTCCTAATGCTGTTGCATACTTGAATCTTGTTTTAAAGTTTTCATCTAATTGTGAATACATATATCCAAATCCTAATTTAGATGTATCTTCACATGTATCAGCTAATTCATCTTTAAAATCATCACCAAAATACTTTTGCAGCTCATTATGTAAAGTATCATCTTCTGCTGTTATCTCAAAGTTACTCAACAGATAGTTTACTTTTTGATCTATTAATTCTGTATAAAATGGATGACTTATTTTTATGTTACTTCTAGTTGTATCTTCTACTAATTCACCATCTGCATTGAAATAATATAATTTATAATCCAAAATATCATGTTTAGCCTCATAATATCTCTCACATATTCTAGCAATCCTCTTTTTATCACTGTTTTTATCTTGTTGTATTATTGAATATAAATTTTCTTCTATCTTACATTCACTAAATATTGGCATGTTTTCACTCCTTTCATCCAAAATATTTGTTTGTAATTTTATTTATAAAATCATTACTATTAGCCACTATCTGACATACTTGTTCAAAATGGAATTTATCATTTTCGTTTTGTAAATGTGCATATTCCCATAACCAAACATGACAAAGTTCATGTTTTAATGTATTAACTTTGCATTTACAAGTATCTAATATATGTATCTCTTGTGATTCATAGCATGTTTCAGCCAAAGCATCTTTCAATTCCATTTCATGTTTTGGAACTTCTTTTATAATCCATGTATTACTATTGATTTCAAATTCCATAAACCCTCCTATACTAACCAATTGTTCTTTGGTTTAGGATTTTCATAAACACCAGTTAAACAGTCAGGTCCATCATCATGTTCATTTTTTCCCTCTCTTTGGTATTTACTTATTGCTAAATAAAATTCAGGCCATAAATCCATCCAATTAACAGGAAATAGAATATTGTTCATAACACTACTACTATTACTAAATATTCTTGCTTGTTTATTCTCTGATTGATGGAACCATGTAACAACTGTATGTTTGTTATCTAGTGCCTTACATTCTTTTATTACATTTCTTGCAAATCCTCTACCACCATTGTTTGATTCTATTAATGCACTACCTATATTGTCTTTTGTCAGCATTTTTGCTACTGCTGGTTCTGTCACTTCCATTGGTTCTTGTGTATATATAACATCTGTTACATAGTAATAATCGTTATATATTCCATAGTTGATAGAACATAAATAATCATCACCTGTATCTGCTGTATCTGTATAATTCAATCTAAATTTGAATAGTACATTTCCTTCTTCATCTTTTGGAAGTTCTTTATATGTCTTAAATTTGGTGTATAATCTACCTTTTATATCTATTGGCTCTTGCTGATAGTTTGCATTTACTATAGCCTTATCCATTTTCTTTGTTTTAAGCACATAATCTTCTTTGCTTAACACTTCTTCACATAGCATTGTTCCATTTTCTTGAACTGCCTTGTAATTAACATGTTCACAATCATAGTTTTCTAGTATATATCCTGCTAAATCATCTGTAGCCCATCTAGTCATTACTATTATTATCTTGAACCCTGTTTCAGTTCTTGAAAGCATAGTATCAGTAAACCATTCTATATGTTCTCTTTTGATTCTTTCGTTAAATGCCTCTTTCTTATTCTTGATTAAGTCATCTATAATCATCAAATTACATCCAAAACCTGTAGCTGTACCACCAGGAGAAGTAGCAAGATAATTTTCTTCTTCATTTCCCTCTAATTTCCATAGATTAACTGCTGATTCACCATACTTTATCTTGGTATAAGGGAAAACCTTTGAATATGTACCATTTCCCTCTAAAATAGAGTTTCTTACACCTTTAGCAAGTTTTTTAGAAACTATTTCATTGTATGAACCTGTCATAACCTTTAAATGATTGTTTCTACCAAACAGCCATTGAACAAATAAACTAATTGTTCTTGTTTTACCATGTCTAGGTGGTGCATTAACTACTAATACTTTCTTATTACTGCAAAAATAAAAGTCCTGTAATTTTTTACAGAACTCTTTTAAGTATTTTCTATCTTCTTTGTAAAAATCATCTGCTCTTAATTTGCAATATTCCCAAAAATCTCTTCTAGCTAATTCATACCTAGCTTGTAACCTAACATATTCAGGTATCATTATTGATCCCCTGCCAATTTCCTCAATTCTTCTTCACTTAAATTAGCATATGGATTAATGTTGTTGTTTATTATTGGTGAATTATCTTTAAATATACCTAAATACTTACCTAACAATTCTAATGCTTTCATTTTGTCATATGTTTCTACTGCTAATCCTGATTGAGTTTGTTTATATCCTGCTATTACCTTCTTTGTTTCATCATCCAAAGTATCAGTATTAGGAAAATCTACTGACTGATATGTTATTAATATATCATCTATCTTTTTTTCTTTTGTTGTCATTTTAGATATTTTAGTTCTATCTACAAATGCAATTGCTTTTAATTCATTCAATACATCTTCTATTGTTATTTCTGCATTTTCTAATCTTTTATCAGCTTGTTCTTGTATTGCCCTTTGAATTTCAGCATTTTTAAGCAATCTCCAAGCATTAGTTCCTGCTGTCCTATCATCACATTTATACACTTCTTTATAGGCTCTAGTACCATTGAAGTCTTTTAAATATTCCCTTACAAATAACTTTTGTTTTTCATTTAATTGTTTTTCCAATGGTATCACCTCTTTTCTATACTAAAAAACACACTCTTTTTCTTTGAGTGTGCTGTCTATTCTTTCTTTTGCTATATTAAAGTATTTTTCTTTTTTTTTTTT